GCCCACTCTTGTTCACTTTCTGCTCCGTAAGTATTTGCTCCTTGAGAGTTCCACCAAAGGGTACTATATCCACAACCAAATTCAAAAACATTAGAATTTGACCAATCTATACTTCTAAGATATTCATAACATGGATATGTGTATAAAGGCATAATTTCACCATATCCACTTATAGGAATATTGCCCTTTGATGATTCTAAAAATCCAAATTCGGTTCTAAGTTTATTAATTAAAAACGCTAGGTGCAATTCCTCTATAGGAAGCGTAACATTTGTAATTTCTATCTCTGTATCATACATAATGCAAATAACTACCTACCATATACTTAGGTTTATCAACTGGTTTAGCTCCTCTATGTTCCCAAGGCCACATGGGGGGAAATACTAAAACACTTCCTTTTTTACATGGAGACACAATACCATAATCTGATAAGTGTGTTCCCCCTTCATCATTATCATCCAAGTATGCAAAGAATACTAAAAAACGTCTTGCATTTTTATAATTTGTTACATCAACATGACTATCAAATTCATCAACACCATCAGGTAAATATCTTTTAATTCTGATACTTTCATAACCATAATCTTTTGGCCAGTGTTTTGGATTAATGTTACAATCGTTTGCATAATTAGCAACACATCCCATTAACTTATTATATATAACTGCTGATTCGTCTTTCCAGTTTTCATGTTTGCCCAAATCTAATTGTGTAAAAGACATTGGCCCGTGTTGGTGTTTTTCATGTTGCTCGGGATATTTTTCAAATTTTTCAATAATGCTTTTACAAAAGTCTGCTTCTAAAATATTATCATAAACCCGAACATAACTATCCATATAGAAATTCCTTTCCAGCACACTTTTCAAGTTGCTCCATTATTTCTTCCGTAAAATATTGTTCTGGATTATTTAAAATTGTTTTACCAAACTGTTTAGACCCATCTGGTAATTCAAAACGAGTTGACACCTTTTTAAATACATCATATTTCTCTGCAAGTTCCAATAATCCATAATAACGGTCAAGTCCCTTATCATATGTCAAACGAACATCAACCACCCTATTTTCAACTGTTAACCGTGATTTGTGATTCTTACAATGAATAATATTTCCAATTACTTCTGTACCATCTTTTTCTTTCTTTTTGGTAAGATACACAATAGTTGAAGCTGCATACTTAAGCCCAGAACCTCCACCCATTTCCTTCATAGGAAACAAGGAACCAATAACATCATAAGTGTGGTTGGTAACTAACATAGGAACTTTTGCCCTACCAAGTTTCAAAGTCAACACTCTAAATGCAGCTTTAAGAACTTGGGCTCTAGACATATCTCTGGTTTCTTTACCTTCTGCTGTATCTTCAACTTCTTTAGTGGTAGATAACATACCCAAACTATCCAAACAAAGAAATAAAGGTTTTCTGTCTACTTCATTTTGTACAAGATACACATCTAATATTTTAATTGCTTGTGTACGAAATTCCTGTACAGTAGTAACAGGCATAATAACCATACGAGTGGGGTCAATACCTCTATCAATAATAAGTTGTTTTGTTAAGGCTGATTCACTTTCAAAATATATCACACCAGCATCTGAATTTGAATCTAGAAAAGTTTTAACAATGCCCATAGCAAAATAGGTTTTACCTGTAGCACTTTCCCCGGCCAATGCAGTTATTTTATTGGAAGGCAATCCACCATGAAGGGAACCACTCAATAATGCATTAAAAATATAGGAACCAGTATCAATATAAGAATCTACATCTCCTGCTTCCACACCATCTGTAACTAAGGAGGCGTATTCATTCCCCGCTTCCTTAATTGCATTTTTTAAGAAGTCGTGACTACTCATAAATATCCCTATCTACAACTTTAACAATCTTGCAATTATATTTAAACAATATTTTTCTCCTACATAATTTCTTTTAAATTTGGTGGACGATAATTTGGACCTTTAAGAACTTTACCATCATCACGATAGATTGGTTTTCCATCTTCATCTAACTTACTCATATTTGATACATGTACTGCTCTAAAACACTCATCTATATCTATACCGAAAGAATGAGCCATACCATATGTTACATACAAAATATCTGTAAGAGCATCAGCGATAGCTACCAGTGTATCCTCATTCTGAGCCTCGTCAGAATAAATTGATTGTTTCAATTCATCAAATTCTTCATGAATTAAATCAATCCTCGCATTAACCGTATTATCATCTGGAAACTCTGGTTCTTTTTTAACCTCTTGGCCAAACACCGACATAAACTCTTTTACTTTTAATGCATTTGTTTTGTACATAAACATTCCCATATCTCTTCCTCCAATGGGGGAGCCGAAGCTCCCCCTGTTAGAATGTCAAGTGATTTAAGGTGCAACCTGTAAAGTCACTGGTGCTGGCGCCCCTTGTGGATTGATCAAGAAACTATAGTAAGTTGGACTCTTCACAAGCATCTTCTCATGGTTTGAATCTGCATACTTTAAATCGAAATCACAATCACCTTTAGGCGCGCCTAGAAAACGATCCGTAGCCTTACACAATATGTAATGCACTTGTGCAGCTTTCTTCTCACCAGCAAGATATGCAACTGACTCAGAACGGAAAAATATATCCAATTCAGTAAACAACAAACATTTCTCTGACGGATCAACTGTGGTAAGATGCTTCTTTAAAAGTTTTAAAAAGGCCTTCGCTTCTGGCGCCTTTCCAGTTTTAACCATGAGCGTAGCCCAAGAGTTAAACTGTCGTTGCCAAGGATCAAACCTCTTTACCTTACCATCACCAAAAAAGGGCTCGGTGATATTCATACCAACACGAATACGATTCTTCCATTCTTTAAACATACTAGAAGCATTTGTCATACTTAATGTATCAGCACCTTGAGTCTGGACTCCAGAACCCCTGCGCCTCTTCAACAACTGCTCCAGAGTAGTAACCTCATCAGGGGTTGCAGTATTATCGGTCTTATAGACTGCATCCCACTTCGTGCGATTCTTTGGCGGTGCAGTTTGTACGAATGTATCTGGTTTCACACCAGTTGCAATCCAGACTTTGAGCGTCACGTTACCATCAGCAATTTCTTGCAGCCGGTGTTGAAACTCTGTCAAGTTACCGTCTGTGCTAAAAGCACAGCTGTCACCATCAAACAACCACCCGTAATCATGAATACTCTTTCTGATAGCGTTTTGTTGTGACTTCACAAACCTTCGATTGGCCTTGTTATGGTTAGTGAGAATATATTGTGCCATATAAGGCGTCATCTCTACTTCAAAATGAATTTCTTTCGTTGACTTAGGATTAAATCCTAAAATTTCTACTGCGGCGTCAACATCCGCCTTCAATGTTGACATTTTCATCTCCTTTGATTGAATGTCTTTGCACGAAAATTGTGCAATTTATTATCCTTATACTATACACCATTTATTCTAATTTGTCAAGTACCCCTTCAACTCTTTCTAATAATATTTGAACTCTTTTTTTGTAACCCCATCCTAGTATTGAGGCCTTCTCACCCTGATCATATGGTGGTAATCTTCCATAACCATAATATTGATCAGATGTTAAATCAATACGTTTACCCTCCTTATCAACACACCACCAATGCCAAATGTCTTCATTATCTTTAGCTCGATATAACTTAATATTCTCTGTACCAAATATTGATTGTAAACAAGCAGATGCCGTGTGACAATGACCGAACATCAAAGAACCGCCTTTTATAGAATTACGTTTACGCCATTTCTTTGGTATTAAATCTGGTGTAAGATTATCCACTATGATTTTAGACACCAACTCTAAATTTTCTTTATCGTATGATATCAATATCACTGTCAGTATTCCATGTCTCAAGCTCTGTCCTCAATCGACCATCAAGCTTGATAGATTCGTATCTCTTGGAAGCTTTGTTTTTCCACCACTCAACTACACCATTAAAAGAATACCTGTCGTAATTTTCTTTCTTTTTCAATTCATCTGTTTCTAGATTAAAATATTCCTTCACATTCTCAAACCCATAATCACTCATGTATGCACGTTTCTTTTCAGTGAGGCTTTTGGCATCATTACATGTATTGAGAAACTTAATATAGTCTGGCGTGTCTTTCAGAGAAGCTTTAATGATAGACACCATCTTAGTTTGTGTTTTGAGTTTACGAGAGCTGGCGGTTGGATCAATAAGTGGCCCACCATTTCTTTCCTTAAACCAATCGTTCAGTCTGTGAAAATTATCATCATTGATTAGTGGAGCAAAATCAGATACAGTTTCACCCTTATGACGCAAAAATGGTTTCATGCCATCATACTGACTAACACTCTTGGTTGAACCATATAAACTTGTAGTCTCAAACATACAAAATGGCCCACCATACTTTTTATCCAGAGTGTCTTTTGTCAAGTGAGAGCAACAAATTGCAGCTAAAAGTTTACCACCAAGATAATTAAACCCGAACGGCTGCGTTGGTACGATGATAAATCCCATGATACAGGAATCGTTGAAGCGCTTCATGACTTCTGCATTAAGAGTATCCAACGGCTTGGCAAGAAAATTATTTCGAGGTTTAGAGTTAATGGTTGGCGAACCTAACCTAATAAATCCAGCTATCTTATTAGTATTCTTTTCATAGACCACCCACTTGATAGACTTGCCAGGCACAGATACTTCTACAGCATGAGAAGTTACAATTTCCAAATAATTTACAAAAATCTCTGTGGTAACTTCTCGACAAACAAAATCCATATCGTTTGGATGCATAGAGAAATCATCAAACATATCATCTTGGGGGCCCATGCCCGGCAAAGATGTTGGGTAGTTAGACATTCTCTCTAACTTAACACGGCGAAGATAATCATCAATCCTTCCAAAGTTCTGAAAATAATCAATGAAAACATTGGCTGCATACAGAGCATCTTCTCTATTCAGTATCATATTTCACCCAAATTGGAGCGGGCAGAGGGAATCGAACCCCCATCATCAAATTGGAAATCTGAGATAATACCATTATACGATGCCCGCATTAATTAAAAAAATCCTCTAAGTTACTAACTTCATTCTCAACTACCGTAGCTCGAAATCCATTGTTCTGATAACCCTTCTCCCAATCAGTAAAATATGTTGGGACTTCAAGTTCTGGTTTTTCCATAACATAATTTGGTTTACCACCCTTATATAGATTTAACCCTAGATGTTTATATCTATCTCTTGTGAGAATACTTGTTTTTTTAGTTAGACATTTAAGTTCTTCGTTTTGAGATTTCATGACCCAATGTGTCTTGCGGCACATCATAAAACAATCTTCAAAGTAGTCATAATCCTCTAATATTATATCCGATTGATCCATTATGAACTTTGTAACAGATTGTGGCGACATGTAGTGATCATCTGTCATGGGTTGCAACTTCCAATCATTTTTAAGTACTGTAGAGAATCCACTCCTATTAGCACCACTTGAAAATACTGAATCATAAAATAACCTAGATATAGACCGTTCAGCATCAGTCACCAACATCTTATTCCACCGATATTGATTTGCCTTTAGTGAAAGAAATGCCGTTAAAGCATATTCTGTTGGGTCTTTACGTTTTCTCATCTAAAGAAATCTTCTAATGTTCCTTGCTGCCCATAACTATTATCAATCAACCAATTAATTTTTTCAGTAATAAATTTTAATGGTTCTACAAAAGACTTACTAAACTGTACATCATAATCTATTACATATTTAATGTCAAGTTCCCTTGGCATTTTTGTAATAAAAGAAAATGCTGAAGCCTGATATATGTTTGGTTGTTTTAAATGTAAAAACCTTATCTTATCCCCTTCTTGTATGTTAGGATATTTGTTTCCAAGTTTATGTTTCTTCACCAAATAATTATAAAGAATTGCCCCTTTCACATGAATTGGAGCTCCTTTTTTAAACAGAGAAGAATCACCACTCCACCGTGCAATTCCGTTGCAACTTCTAGGATATGCAATTTCTTCTGGATTTAATTTCATGAAATCTTCTCTAAAATCCTGTATAAAAGTGTTTAGCAGTTTTTCATTTCCATCCATAATAATTTTTATAGCTTCTTTAATTTTCTCTCGACATGGAGCTGGAGTTGACGATTTTACAGCTTCAATACCCATAATTTTTAAATGGGGTTCTTTATATCGAACACCTTCACTGTCCCACACATTTAAAATATATCGTTTCTTAGCTGTCCAAATGCCCTTATCAGCAATAACCTCACGCCCCATTTCCATTTTCTGTTCATATACCTTCATACTTTTAGCAAGAGCCTTATAGCTTCTATTAATAAATGGTTCCAACTTCTCTTTTGCAATCTTATCCAAGAAGGTGACAATTATATTAGAGTCAGTTCCCTTCTCATACATTTTGTTAATAAGAGCATCAAAAGTGATGTATACTGAATCTGTATCTGAAGCAATGACATAATCTTCTCCCACAGTTTCAAGAAGTTTGTTAAGATAAATATTAAGACTTTTTTCAATCCAACGAATAGATAATTGACCACTTGTAGTAATTGCTGTAGCAACTAACAAATTATAATACCGAAACCAATTATTACCAATTGCACCGTAAGCGGAATTAAGAGAAATCTTCTTAGCCATTTGGATGTTGTCGTATTTAGCAATGTCTTTGAGTAGATACTTCTTTCCAGTGTTTTCATATTCCTGTTGAGCGTCGAGCATAAGTTTTTTAAATTTAACACGGTCATTATACATTTTCTCCATAAGTTCTGGTAGAAACCCCCTTTTATCTTTTCTAAAAAATGCACCATTTGGAGTCATACAATATTCCGTATCATTTGTTATTTTGCCATTAAGAATCTTATCTACCATACCCCCTGTAGGTTCTGCGTCTGCATTTACCAAAGTTTCTGGTGAAATGTTGTACTGCATAATAAGATGAGGATAAAGTGAATTTAAATCAAACGACATAACCCAATTATGCATACCAACAAGAGGGTCTTTTACATAAGCACCTTCATATTTTTCTGTCTTTTCTGTCCTGTCTTGTTTTTGGGGAATTACAATGTTCTTTTTGAGAAGATAATTATGTATAAGGACATCCCAATAACGTACTGTTCCAAGCACATCTACAATATTTACCTTAGCATCATATGCCATTGTCAAACACAATTCAATAAGACGCATTTTATCTTCTAATTTATCAACAAGTTCAACGTCTGTAATATTGGATTCAATAAAAGATTGATAATCTTTTGTATACCATTCACGAAAAGTTTCATAGGGGTTTCCATCTTTACGTTCACCCAATTCAACAAATGCAATATGATCAAGAGTATATCTTTCTTGATTTGTATAAGTAAATTTCTTGTATAAGTCAAGATAATCTAGTCCAGCAATTCCTTTAATATCATAAACCTGATGTTTACGGCCCATAGAATAAACTTCTCTACTCTGCACACTTTTCCATGGCGACAGACGTTTTAACTCATCCTCACCAAACAAAACCGTAATTCGATTACAGATATATGGAATATCAAAAAACTCGGAATTCCAACCAGTAACAATATCAGGGTGATGTTTCTCCCAGAAGTGAAGAAATTCCTGCAACAAATCTTTTTCATTGTTACATTGAATGTAATGAACATCATCACGATTATTTTGAAATTCATTAATACCCCATACCACAATCTTTTTAGATTGTTGGTTTTTCATAGTAATAGATAAAACTTCCTCTGTAGCTGGGCCTATAGCTGGAAAACCATTTTCACACTGAACTTCAATATCCAAGGTAACAATTAATATTTGGTCTTTATCCCAAGGACAAGGGTCTTCATAATTCTCGTTTAAATAACTATAGATATGCGAAGTGTTACCATAAACCAAATGTTTTTGGTCTTTATATTGGTCTAACCACTCTTTAGATTCTTTAATTGTATCAAATTTAATTGGTGTGGTATATTTACCACTAAGAGTTTTGAAGTTGGTAGGTTTTTCTACTTGGGCATAAAGTGTAGGAGAATATTTTACCCTATAACTTCTACGTTCTCCATTATTCACTTCACGAATAAGAAGAAAGTTGCCCCATTGAATTGCATTAGTATAAAATTTCATAATATAAATGTCTCGTCACATAATAAATTGTAATATATTGCAAATAAATAATATAATAATTGAATATCCACATAATCTGTTCCAATGGCTATCATTCCAATGTCTACAAATATCGTACCAATACCAACTGGTATATTTTAGTATTCCTTTCACAAGACCTCCCCCTATATAAATTACCTTATACTGTACCACAGTTGAAGTGAAAAGTCAAGTTTCTATTCTATAGAATATTTTGTAGTAATAACAAATTTTCTAGAAGGATTGACCATAACATTTAACCTATTCATTATGGACCTATTTAACAAAATATCCGAGCCCATTTCACTTCTATCATCTAAACCGAATTGTACTTTACCATAATTAGTTCCAGCAAATTCAAATTCTAGTTCTACAATATACCTATCATCTTCACCACCACCAGTAAGAGAAGTATAGTTACCAACAAGTTTAGTTGTTATTGTTTTTCCATTAAGAGTAAATGTGATTTTCTTACCATTAACTTTAATATCTTCAGCGTGAATAACTGATTTTATAGAATTGCCCGTATCAAATTTACCAATTAATTCTCCAAATGGTTTTACACTAACTACCTCATTCCATCCACATTGAGAAGGTACTGTATTGCGAACAACAGGATTTTTGAAATGTATTAAAATATCTTTTGCTATATTCTTTTTATTTGCTTTCTCTATTCCCTCTAGGCCGGGTGAACAATTTACTTCTAAGATATATGGGGGAAGTGATTTAGGATTTTTAGATGGAATAAAATCAACAGCAGTTAACATACCATCTATAGCTTTAGCTGCAAGTAAACATTCTTCCGTTTCTAATTCCGTTAGTGGATATGTTTTAACTTTTGCTCCTTGAGAATAATTGCTTCTAAAATCACCTTTAACGACTTCTCGTTGCATCGTAGCAATTACCTTACCACCAAGAACAATTACACGAACATCAAAGTCTGTTTTAATATATTTTTGAATAAGTAAATCTGTATCTTTATCAGTTTTAAACATCAACTGTACAATTGAGGATAATGCTCTTTCAGATTCAATAAAGAGAACACCAACACCCTTAGAACCCCGTAAGGTTTTTAGTATAATAGGAAACTTAGTATCAAGATTATTAATAGCAGTTTCTAAATATTCAGTTGACTTAGAAGGTGCTGCAGTAATATCTGTATATACTAAAACTGTTTTTGGTTGAGTAAGTCCATAATCTTTTAATTTAATATATGTACGATACTTATCTGCAGCAGTAGAAATAGTTATTCTACTATTAACAACACAGATACCAATCTTTTCTAATTCAGAAATTAAATCTAGAGAACTATCCTTAGTTGGTGTACCTCGTATAAAAACTACAGTATCATTAGCAGAAATTTCAAATCCCTTTTCATCCCCAAGTTTATGAATTGTGTAGGTTCCATCATTAAACTTAATATGAGAACCATCCATAATAATAATATAATGAGACAGACCAAGTTTATCGGCCTCTTCTTTCATACGTTGAGTAGTGACAGCTTTATCACCGTGTTCTACCGAAAGGATTACTACTTTATAGTCTTCGGTCTTTTCTTCTGTAATAAAAGATTTGAAATGTTCCATTAGATTTCTTTTTTCTTTCCTATATTATATTTTGTTTCTAGTTCCCATTCATCTTTTTCTTTAAAAGCAAGAACCTTGATTTGACTTAGTGGTGCCATTTCTCCTATTGTAGAAACTACTTCTACTAATCCCCAATCACTCAAAAGATTTGTAATGGTGTTTCTTCGAGCAATATCATTTTCTGATAAATTAGCACGTTTGCCATCAAGTGCAAATAATTCTTTAAAATGTACAATATAATATCTACCCTGTTTATGTAATATATGACAGGATTGGTATAGTTTACGTTCTTTTCGGGAAGCGACTCCAATACGAGAAAGGGTTTCTCGTACTTTTAAGAAATCATCAGGTTCTTTTAATAACACTTCGAGCATGTGCTCCTGTTTCCAATTAACTTCGTCCATTTTTTCCACCTTTATATAATTTTCTTTTTATGGCAGAAATTTGTTCATCATCAAGTAAGTCAAGAGCAAGCTTTGCTTTCTCGTTATTATATCCATAATACTCTTTAACATACTCTAGATTTTTTAATTTCTTCGCCTTCAACCAAGGAGCATAACGCTTCCTCGTTCTAAGACTATTTAGTAAAAAATCAAATTGTAGTTTCTTGTCAAGGTGGTGAAGTTGATTAATCTCATTTACTAATAAAATTGTATCTGGAAATGGTGCTAAACACTTATTTACAATAAAAGGTGGATATTTCTTTGTCCATTCTTCATCTTCGTTATCCAAAAGAGGTTCTTTAGTATAATTTATAGCATTAGTATAATCTTTCAATTCATACATTAATCCATCCATTTTCCATGTCTGACTAAATGGTACATTCTATGCTTAAATACATGTAATAATAACGAAAATAAACTATTTGATTTATATGACCCATTAGGAACTTTCAATTCATACATCTTTATAGTAATCCAATCTATTCATTGTCACAACTGTTTGGTTTTCCTTATTAGCAAAGTCTAATAATTGTAAATCCTTTTTTAATTGACTTTCTTCTAAATCCCCAATATTGGTTGTTCTAGGATGTGGTAAAGAACAAAACATAAACACAATTTCTTCTGCTTGCTCACCGATAAGTTCCCTTACCTTCACCCTATCATCTGTACTTTGATGTAAAAAAACAGAAGTACCATATACAGAGTGAAACAAACCAGCATCCTGTAGATATTCTGGTGCTTCCCATTTTTTTAGAATTTCTTTAGTGCCAAGAAGATGTTCTAGTAAAGTTTGGCCTTTATGTCCCTTTTCAAAACAACCAAGGCTTTCTAAAAAATCAATCTTTATAGAAGTCGAGTCTGTCAACATTTGCTCCTTTTACATAACATTTAAAAACAACCACTGGTCTTAATTCATAACAAAACCTTGATACAGGCATTGCTTGATGATTATTTGATGCGGGAAAAATCATTAAACGATTACCAATATAATTACTATATCTACTAATATTCTTACCAGCATCATCCCAAATTGATGTACCCCCCATCCACTCTGGTTTCCAATCCAATCGTGGATAATACATCATAGTAAAATCACCATCATCTCTATGCATATGGGGTTCCACACCAAAAGTATGTGCGTTCATATATAGACGTTTCCAACCAATTATCTGATACTGTTCTTCTAATTTTAATTTATATGCAGCTGCCTGCCAAATAGGTAAAAGATAATCATAATTATTTTTTGTTACTTCTTCTTCATTTTCACCACAAAACACATGCCAGTGTGGTTGTATTCCTATCTTCTTATTGGAATTATAATCATACTTCCAATAAACTTTACGAATTTCATTTTGAATATATTCTGCAACGTGCGGTTCTAATACATCATCAAAAATATCACATATCATTTAAACTTTGCCCTCGCCATAATTTCTGTTAAACAAGCTAACATATTAATTTCTTGGTCTGCAACAAACGCTGCTTTATATTGATACTCACCCAATATAACAACAATATGGGGTATACTACTACCGTCAACATAATTATACAAATTATCATAAACATAACGTAAAATGCGTACAGAATCATTGTCAAGATTATTAACAACCCATTTACGAACATTAGTAAACTCCTTATTTTTCATAGATTGCATAAGTTCTCTTATATTTACCTCTGCGATATTTACGAGTATTCCAGCATCAATAGTTCCTGATGCAGAATATCTTTGGAGTTCATTCAGCACTCGTCGCCAATCGGGAAAATGTTTATAGATAATTTCTACAATTACTCGTTTGTCGTAACTTATCCCCTGTTCATTTAGAATTGCAATAACTCTTTTCATAAAATCATCAGCAAGTTTTGGTTTTTCTAAATTGGGAATAATAAAATCTACTACACTACACCGTGAATGTAATGGTTCAATCAATTTATTCTTATAATTACATGTAAGAATATATCCACAATTTCTATGAAACTCTTCCATAAACCCACGAAGGGCTGGTTGAGTTGACTGTGGATTTAGATAATCTGCTTCATCAAGAATAATATATTTACGTCCACCATCTAAAGAGACAGTAGATGCAAAGTTTTTAATCTTGGTTCGTAAAACATCAATACCTGATTCTTCACTACCATTAATCATCATATGGGTACAACCTATTTCTCCAAGCATTGCCTTTGCAACAGTAGTTTTACCAATGCCAGGACCCCCTGAAAGAATTAGATTTGGTATATGACCTTCTCTTATAAATTCTAAAAAAGTCTTTTTTAATGATTGTGGTAAAATGCAGGAATCAATATTTTTTGGACGATATTCTTCTACCCAAAGAAATGTGGTATCCACTATAATATAACCTCACTTTATTCATCATATGAAGATTCGGGTTCAAGAGCAATAAAGTATTCTATATTAACATTATTATTCTTGAAAAAACTTATTTTCTTTGAAGACACATCTACACTATACGAGCCAGGCAATAGTTTCAAATTTTCTACTTTAAACCAAAATTGATATTTTTGTCCCAAAGTGTTAACAATATCTAAATCCGTATCAAATGCATTTGCTGTATCATTCTTTTTATCAGTAACTTTCAATTTACCATCTTCCAAAGCCATATCTGGAGCTCCAATTACTGCAGCTGCCTTCTGTACCTGAGATAAGGTATCACTTGAAAAATTAAAGCTAACTTCAGTTGAGGGCATCTTTATTTCTTTGGTTGGTGTTGTAACTACTGATGGGTCACTAAACCAATATTTTAAAGACTTACTCCCACTACTTTCTTCTCTGATAATAACAAAATCTTCAGAAAAATCAAGTTCTGGTTTACTAAACAACGACAATGCAGCTAAAAATTCATTCAAATCATAAATTGCAAAATCTGAAGGGAAACTTTCTTTAACAATTGCTTTTGCAACAATGTTTTTCATTGCAGACATTGTGGAAATAGTATTTCCTGATTTTATCACAAGGTTTTGGTTAATTGAAGAAAAATTCTTTAATACCATAACCGTTTCATTACTAAGCTTCATTATTTAATGTTCTCCTAATTTCTTCAACCCTATCTTTTAAAACACGAATAGTGGTGTGGATATGTCCAGTTCCATGCTCTTCCATTCTTGATTTCTGGACATCAATTTCTTCAATCAAAAATACTAATCTGTC